TCACCCGGCGAGCGCGAACTCAATCCGCTCGTTGTGCTTCGCCTTGTCGCCGTCGATGCACTTCGCGTAGACCTTGAGCAACACGTCCACGGTGTGGCCGGCGCGCTCGGCCACGTCCGGCGCTGGCACCCCTGCGTTGAGCCACAGCGAGACTCCGGCGTGCCGCAGGTCGTAGGGGCGAGCAGCAAGCATCGAGTCGACCTGATGAGGCGTGAGCGCCAGGGCGCGAGCGCCCTGCCACACGCGGACGTAGACGGAAGCCGACAAGGGCTTGCCCTGGTCCTTCCCGCGCCCGCTGCGGAACAGGAAGCCTCCGGGGCTGGCTCCGAACCGCTTGAGGTGGGCACGCAGCAACGCCACCAACTCGGGCGGAATCGGCACCGTGCGAGGTTCGTCCTCCCCGCGGTGCTTCAGGCCGCGTTCATCGTGCACCTCTCCATCGTCGGTGTAGCGCTTGCCGACGCTGGTCCGCGTCTTCTCCAAGGTGAGCTGGCCCCATCCCTCCTCGGGGAGGTAGCAGTCCTGCTCCCGGAGCCCGAGCGCTTCGCCTGGGCGTAGCGCAGCGAAGTAGAGGCAGCCGAAGAAAGCGACGAGGCGTTCTCCTCGTGTGCCGTTCTTGCCTCGTGTGCCGACGTAGGACACGGCTGTCAGCAGTTCTCGCACCTGCCTCGGGTTTGCGACTGCTCGTCGGTCGACGGTCTCGACAACCTTCTTACGGTTGGTGCGAACGCGGAGCTTGTCGATGGGGTTGAAGCTGATCAGCTCCAGCTCTACTGCGTACTGGAGGACGTTGTAGAACACCGACCGTTTGCGCCGGTACGTGGTTGCCGCCGCCTTCTTGCCGTCCAGGTTCACAGCGAGCGCGTTCAAGCCCTCGCGGACACTCTCGGCACTCGTCACTTCCGACAGCGGCATCGAAGCCCGTGCCAGCCACGCCAGCGCCGACGCCTCCTCCGGCGTGGCGGCAGGGCGTCGACCGTCGGGGATGAGTCCGACGGTACGCAGCGCCTTGCGAAGGACTTCAGGACTTGGGCGGTCCGGTTCATCACGGGTGAGGGCGGGCGTGACGGTGGCGAGTGCATCGGTGATCGACTCGCGCGAGTTGGCGGCGACTTCAGGCCACTTCATCGCGAGGTAGCGCTGGACAAACGTCCACCACGTCTCCGTCTCCTTCTTGGGAATCATCGACTCCGGCAACCCCTTGCCGTAGACCTCGAACTCCTCGCCGTTCTTGTATGCCTGCATCAGGTCCGAGCGATACTTGTCGGCCGGAGTCCGCCCGGCGAAGGTCTGAGAATGCTGCTCCCCGTCAACTCCCCATCGGACCGTGTATGAGCGCTTTCCCTTGGCGAGTGTGTTGATCTTGATTGTCCAGATGCGGACCTTTGTCGACTTCACGCTGCGGCCTTCGGTTCCTCGCGGTGCGCGTCGAGCCAGGCCGCGAGTTCGCTTCGCGCTACTCGAAGTTCTCCGTTCGGGAGCTTGATGCAGGCGGGGGCGGTTCCTAGCTCCCGCCAGCGGTAGAACGTCCGACGCGACAGGTTGTTCAACGCCGCGCAGACTTCGTTGATAGTCATGAGTTCGTCCTCCACTAGTTGCGATCCCCCGTTGGCTTCTTGGCAGCGTGGTAGCTGCGTTTTGACTGCAAGGTCAGGTGGTGCAGCGCTGCGCTCGCAGGCATACATGCGGCTCTCGCCTGTCACTTGGTGAACTTTGGGCAGGCGCACGTCGCGAGCAGGCAGGCGCCTCGGGCGGGACCAGCCATCGAATGCGTGAACGGGGCATGTCCGCACCGCTCGTCGCAGCAGAAGCCGGCGGTGTTCTTGCGCCCCTTGGCGTTGCCGACCAGGACTGCGGGACTGTAGAGCTTCACCGTCCCGAACTGGCCTCCGACGCTGACGTACCCGGCGACGCGCAGCGCCTCGATCGGGCTGGCGAAGGGGCCCCAGTTGACGCCTCGCTGCCCGTCTTGCCAGCGGTGCGTCAGGGCGAACCAGTCGCGCAGGTCGAGCAGGTCGGCAACGGTCTTGATGATGTCCTTGGCGAGGGCTTCCGCGGTGGCGTAGCTGCCGTTCTCCAGCAACTGCACCACCGCGTCGACCTCGGCCCCCCGTGGCGTGAGCTTCACGGCGTGCGCAGCTCCCGTACGCGGAAACGTGCTTCCCAGCCGGGGTTGCGGTCGATGAGAAGGCGCGCGTATCGGCTGCGGTAGTGGTCGTTAAGGCCGAGTGGTTCGGTCGCGTCTGCGGTGCCGTCGAGGTAGCGCATCGCCTCCCACAGCATCCCGATGCTGATGGTGTCGTGGCCCTGGTCGAACCAGCGACGGGCCATGTACTCCAGGCGGCTGCACACCTGTGGGTGCTCGCGGTGGAACCGCTCGAAGCGTCGCTGGATGGTGTCTGCGCGGGTGGCGAGGGTTGCGGTGCTCACGCGGAGGGGTCTCCTTCGTCGGATGGTCCCGGACGGGCGGATGTCTTCGTGTGATGCGTGCCTGCGCTCGGTCGTGGGCCGGTGCCACCCCGTGGGTGGGGCGCAGGCGATGTACCGGACCGAGTCAAAGTACACGTTGATCTCGGATCAAAGTACACCTTCGTTCAGTGGGGTGCAACCCTGCTCACCACTCGACCTTGACGTCTTCGACCTTCATGCCCAGGTCTTGCAGTGCGCGGGCGATGTGGTTGGGCAGGATGCCGGCTGCGTGGATGTCGTTCTCGCGCGGGGCGGATGCTTCCTCCTCCGACAGGGAGGCGAGCCACGTCTTGTGTAGCCGCCGGATGCCGTTCATCAGCAGCTTCGCGTACTCAAGGTCGACGGTGATGGTCATGACACCGTCGGCTTTCACGAGTTCGTTCGTCATCGTGTCTCCTGGCTGGCCGGACGGCGGTGGTCGTTGATCAGCAGGCCGTCACGGACGAGCGTGCGGGCCGCGGTCAGATGCACGGCGCCGTCGCCGAAGGTGCCGATGTAGGCGTGCCCACCAGGCCACACGAGACGCCCGTCGTCCACGGCTGGGTCTTCGCCCGTGTCGCGGATGTGCGCGGCGATCGACTCGATCTTCGCGACCCAGTCGTGCCACGGGTCGGCGTAGCGCCGAGAGACGGCAACGAGGGTGTCGTACAGCCTGCGCTGCTCGTCGCTCATCTGCTGGTAGACGCCCATGAGGCGCAGCCGGGCGTCCGATTCCGGGGTGACGCCCAGCTCGCTGACGCCGGTCCACTTGATGTAGCCGGTGTCGTTCTCGACGTAGAGGAACGCCATCCGCGAATACTGGCCGGGGTGGGGCTTGTTCCACGGCTCGCCGGCCACCTTCGGGTTGGTGGTCTGGGACACCACGCGCTGCTGGCCCTTCTTCGCGCCCTTGGATGCGGTCTCCACCCAGTACCGGATGGAGCACCGCAGCGTGCGCCCGTACGGGTAGTCGTCGACCAGCCTCGCGGTCTCCTGGTCGACGTGGCCGGTCAGGATTTCGACGGCCTCGATGTGCTTGGTCAAAGCGATGTCCTTTCAGAGCGCGACCTACCCCGGGCGCGTGGGCCCGCAGATGGGTCGCAGAGGTGGGGCAAGGGAGCTGGCGGCAGGGTTCGGCTGCCTCGTCAGCGCCGGGATGCCAGCCCGGCGGACCCCGACCGACCCTCGCGGGTCCGGTCAGGGTTTCGGCGTCAGTCAGGGAAGGGCTGGCCGAGCTGCCACCGCCACTCGGACGGCCAGCCGATCCGGCCCGGCTGCCCCACCCCGTGAGGCAGCCGCGGCCGGAAGCACACGGCACAGGTACCGGGCGGTTGCCCGTTCTTCGCGTGGTGCTCATCCAGGTAGAAGTGCGGCACCTCAGCGGCCGGCGACCACGCGGTCATGTCCAGCGCCTCGACCAGTTCCGCCTTGGTCATCGCGGCCCGGCCCGGCACCCGGAACCGACCCGCTGCGTTGAGCAGAACGGTCACGGGGAAGCGTTCAGGCTCGGTGATCTCGTCGTACCAATCCACGCTCACAGCGCGGCCAGCTCGGCGCGGAACTTCTCGGCGGCGACCTGCTGCACGTCGGCCTGCATCCGAAGGTTCGCCGCGCGGTCTTCGGCCTGATGCACCAACTCCGCCAGGCGCAGCCGCACGGAGATGCGTTCCCACTCGGGGTGCTCGGCGACGAAGCGGTCCCGCACGCGCATCTCGATGGCGCGCAGCTTGAGTCGCGTCGGGTTGCGCCAGTCCAGCGGGGCGCCGCCCTCGGTCTGGAAGCCGCGCCCGCTGTGCGTGCGGTGGCTGCCGCCCCACCGGCTCGACAGTTCGTAGACCTCCCACACGTACACCTCGTCCAGGCTGTACCGGCGCCCCCGCAGGGTCACGAACTCGCGGTGCCCCGTCACGGACTCGCCGTCGCGGGAGGTGGTGACCCGCATTGCCGGATGCCGGTACGAGACCGGCGTCCCGTCGAGCCGCCGGCCGCTGTCATCCACCGCCGGGAGAACCTGCACCCAGACGCGGCCCTCGGGCTCGTCGAACACGTACGTGGTTTGCTCGGACATGAATCCTCCCCTGTTGGTTGCGGAGTGCCTGTACCTGGGCGCGAGCCAGCACCGCCCGAAGCGGCGTACAGGCGGAGAAGGTGGGGTTGGGTCAGCCGTGCTCTACTGCGGCGGTCACAGCAGCTTGGGCTTCATCGAGCAGCGTCTCGTAACCCTCTGGCGTCGCCTTGGGGTCGGCTTCGCCGCTGGTGTACTGCGTCCACGGTTCGTCACCGTGCTCGATGCCCGAGCGGAGGGCGTTGATGGCGTCCAGCAGGACGTGGCCGTGGTCGGCGGACAGCGCGGTCCTCGTGCAGCCTTCGCGCAGCGCCTCCATCGCCTTGTCGGCCCAGACTTCGGCTTCCTCGCGCATGTCGGCCGCCCGCTCGTCGTGCTTGCGGTAGTCGCACGTCCGCTCGGCTTCCCGGCTGGACTCCTCCAGCTCGGCGCTCCAGCGGGCCGCCCAGGCGTCGTACCGGGCCAGCAGTTCAGTCACACTTGTGGTCACGGCTCGCACCTCACGCCGTGAGGGTGATGTTCAGTCGCCTCGCGAGGCGCGCGTACCTCTCTGCGTAGACGGCGTCGTCCGCGTGCAGCTCCGGATCGTCCAAGCCGTCCGCATCGCCCATTCGCCAGATGAAGGCGTCGTTCAGTGCCTCCGCGACGACGCGCATGTCCTCCGGGGACACCTTCACCGGCTTCGTCGGGCTCAAGGGCGGATTCACGACGCCAACAAACGCCCAGCCCGCGTTCAGCTCATCCTGCGGATGCGACTCGTCCCAGAGGAAGCAGAGCACCACTTCGCGGTCACGGGTGGCCCATTTCTGCGCAGCCCTGTCGCGGTTCGCTGCGGTCAGGTAGTCGCTCGTCTTGTGGTTGGAGCTGACGCCTCGGATGATGCGGAACCGGCGCAGCGCGGCGTACGTCGTCACGCGGTCACCTCCGCGGCGGCGCGCTCGACGGCCCAGCGGGCGAGGTCGTTGCCCTGCACGGTCCACTTGTTGGTCTGGAACCACATCCAGCCCTGGCCCTCGATCCAGTAGTTGTCACCGAGGAACGAGCGGGGGACCACGCCCGCAGCGATGACTTCGTCCGGGTTGAGTACGTCGCCGACCCAGGCGTAGACCGTGCGCTCCCGTTGCTCGATGTGCGGCGGGTTGTCGAGCCGGATACGCATCCCGTAGAGGTGGACGACGTCGCCGATCCGCAGCTCCGTGGTGTTCAGGTTGAGCATCAACCGTTCTCCCTTCCGATTGGTGGCAGCCTCATCAGCGCCGGGATGCCAGCCCGGCGAACCCCCGGAGGGGTTTCGGCAGCAGGGTCAGATGCAGTCGGCGTCGGGCTCGCCGCACCGGCAGACGGCCTCGGTGACGACCATCCGGGCGCGGCGGCCCATGTACGCGACGGCGTCGATGGGCTCGCGAAAGCGCCGGTCGTACACGCTCCGGGGCACGTCGAAGTCCGAGGATGCGATGCGCCAGCGGCCCCGGGGCGTGCGGGACACGGCGACGATGCACAGGTCGCCGTGAGCGCCGCTCCACGCCCGGATCTCGTCGGCGTCCCGATCGGCGTCCGGCTGGTCGGTGATGTCGTAGCCGTTCGCGCAGCGCTGCCAGCGGTACGGCCACAGAGCGGGCTGAGTGCTCGACACGGCGCTCAGTCCTCGGTGATCTCGTAGCTGTACTTGTCGTCCCACTCCGAGTTGGTGACGCCTCGGGTGCCGTCGACGGCTGACTCGGCGCGTCGGGCGATGCCCTCGGCCTGGTCCCGGGCGTCGTCCTCGTCGGCCGCGGTGACGGTGATGTCGACGTACGCCGTCACCCGCACCGTGTAGTCCCGCTTACGTACCGGCAGCTCCACGGTCAGGGCCGCGTTCAGCTCCTCCACCATGCTGTCGTACTCGCTGCACCAGTCGCGATCCTCGGCCTCGGACAGAAGCCGGTCGCCGATCGTGGCGATGTCTTCCCGGTGCTGGCGTCGCGAGACGTCCAGCCGCGTCCGAAGGTCGTTCTCCCGAAGGTTCGCGCTGGCGAGCTTGGCCTGAAGGTCAGCGATGGTGGCCGCGTCGGCGGCGCTACCGGCAGTGATAGCGAGCATGGTTGTCCTCCTGGTGGTGGTGTCGGGGAGTGCCTGCGTCCGGTCGTGAACCGGCGTCGCCCTGGTCGAGCGCAGGCGGGTGGATCAGAGAAGGCAGAGCTGCCCGGGGAGCGGTGCGGCGAGGTCGCGGGCCCACGCCTCCAGCTCGGACATGCGGCGCCGGCGGATCTCCGACCACGCCTCCCGTGCGGTGTGGTCGAAGTCGGTCCAGTAGCCGCCCACGGCGGTCTCGGCGTGCCACGTCACGTCATGTCGCTCGGCCAGAAGGGCGAACAGCTCGTCCACGTAGGCGTCGTCGTCGAGCTCGTCGACGTCGTCATCGCGGTCGTCGGCGTGCGCAGCCTTGCGAATCTCCCGCCGCCAATCGCTGCGGCCCCATGACGTCCAGTCCTCCTGCTCCAGCTCGGTGCAGAGCGCGGAGTGGTCGTCCTCGTCGTACAGCGGGTAGTCCCCGAGCCGGAGAATCGCGTCGAACAGCTCGGCGGGAACGTCCGCGCCCATCGGTAGGACCAGTGCCTCGAAGCCGTGGTGGCCGGTCACCCGAACCACATGCTCCGGCCAGTCCCGCAGGATCGACCGGGCGTTGCTGCGGTCGTAGTCCGAGCCGGTGTAGTCGCCCCACGCGGTACCCGGGATCTCGACGTACCGCGGGTCATCGGCGTCAGCCGTTCCGTGCAGCTCTCGCAGGGGGCGCATGTCGAACACGCCGAGCGCGACGCTGTCGCCGCCTACGGGCGCCTCGACGGGCTCCCACGTCAGGCCGCGCAGGTTCATGCCATGCCAGACGTAGACCGCCGGGTGCATGTAGGGCTGAGTCAGTAGGTCAGTGGTGTTCCGAGTCTCGCCCGCGTCCATGATTCCTCCGGATCAAAGTACACATTGACACCTCAAAATGGGCACAGCTCCGCCTGGGGTATCCAGGTGGCCGCGACTCGCGCCTCCGCCGACCTTACGGGTCAAAGTACACGATCGTCGCTAGCTGTGCGTCGTCCCGCGATCGGCCATCGACTCCGACGCCACCCCAGGTTGCTCGTGGTGGGTCGCGGGTGTTGTTCATGGGGGTGTCGTCCGGTCCGTCGCATGTGGGCACCGCGCCGCACTCAGTGCGGGCGTCGCCCCAGACCGGGAACTACCCCAGCAGCGGCCCGTTCCTCGGAGTCCCTTCCCCAGCTACGGGGTCAGCAGTCGCTCCGGTCTTCCCGCTCAGCCTCGCGCTCCAGGTCCCGCCGAAGGGGTGCCTGTACGGCTGTGTGGAGTATCGCCGCTCTCGCTTTGGAGTTCTCAACGAGCCAGCGGGGCACCCGGGCCACCCCCGCCAAGGGGCCGCCCGCCGCCGTACGGCCTACCGGCCGCCCGCTGTCTCGGTGGTGCTGTGATGCGTACTGCTGTGGTGCTGTCCCGCTGCGCGGGCCGTGGTTCGCGTCGTCCGTCTCGCTTGCGTGGCAGCCGGTCCGTTGCCGTCCGCGCCGTTCGCACCCGGTATGGCGTAGGTGCTCACTGCCTTGCGTTGCGATTCGTTCTGCGATGAACCGTAGCGCATTCGCTAATCGGTTCGCTAGCCCGCTTTCGCGGTTTGTCTTTCGCCTCCGCTGTGTTGCTGTGTTGCGGTGACGGGACAAACGCTAGGCCATGTGCCGCGCATTCCGCAAGTCCGGATCGCAAATTGCCGCGTGGCCTGCGGGAATGCGTCACTGCGTCGCGTTGTGCGCTTCCCCGGGCCCCGTTCCCGGCCCTGCGGGAAGCCGTTCCGTGGACGTGCTGTGACGAGCGTTTGCGCAGCTTGGGCGCGGTGCAGTGATACGCGTTGCGTACCCGTGTTGACGGTTCGCTTCCACCGGCAAGGGGGTGGCGGGGGTATGACCCCTTATATATCGCGTAAGAGACCGCCAAGTGTTAGCAGCTAGCATTCTGCCACGGTTTCGAGGTCGCTCTGAATGCGTCCATTATGAGGGTGTGATATAGGTCATCGCTGCATCTCTCTACAAAACTCGCTCCTGAAACCGTATTAATACTGTAAGCGTTAAGCTGCAACGCCGATAAGGCCCCGGAGGGGCCATCAAGGCGACATGATTCGCTGCTTCTGCCGTCAGCCGTGAGGTGACACTGATGGGCCCCGGAGGGGCCGCAAGCGGTTGCCGGCGAGCCCGCTTGCTGGAGCCGCTTAGGGGTTGTGACGTCGCTGCACTGCCTGTGGGGCTTCCCGACCTGCACGCGCTTAGTACACCTGTACTACAGTGCTGCTCGTGGGGCACACCGATCCGACGCGCGAGCTGCGTCAGGCACGGACGGCCGCCATCGGAGCGACCCGCGAGTTCCAGCAGGCGCTGATGGCGTGGATCGCTACGCCCCCGCGACTCCTGGAGCACAACCGTGACCCGGCGCCCTGGAGCCGCGAGGACGTGCAGATCATCCTCGGCCTCCAGGCCGCGTTGAACAGCATGGTGGATAAGCGGCGGACCTACGACCGCATGGCGCATCGCCTGAACCGGCCGCCACGCTGACCGACGGCGAGGTGGTGCCGATGCCCGGCTGGGCTGGCTCCGACCGCCGCCACGACTTACCGCCCAACTGGCCGTCCATCCGTCGGCGCATCCTGCGCCGAGACGGACATCGCTGCGTCGTCCGCGACCCCTACGGAAAGCGGTGCAGCGAGCCGGCCACCGACGTGGACCACATCCGACCCGGTAATGACCACTCAGACTCCAACCTTCGATCGGTCTGCGAGTGGCATCACGACCGGAAGTCGGCCCGCGAGGGAGCCGCAGCACGCGCCGCGAACTGGCGGCGCAACGACAGGAAGTACCGGCGCTCCGAGATCCACCCCGGTCTCGTCTGACGCGCCACCCCGGAGCCGGTGCAGCACAGCGATGCGCTGTGCGCCCGCTCCGGTTGCGCCCTGCCCGTTCCGCCAGCGGGCGAGGGCGCTCCGCCTCACTCCTCGGCGCTCTCCGCTTTGGGCTTCTTGATACCGCCAAGACCGGCGCCGAGGGCTGTACCAACTCCAATGCCAGCCGCGAGCCCCAGGGCGAGGTTGTCGAAGACCAAGACACCGAGCACGACACCCACGCTCGTGCCGAGAGCGATGCCTAGCCCGAGGTTGTTCTGCTTCGTCTTATTCATCGATGCCTCCTCCTGGTCGAGTGTTCCAGGTCAGACCAAACCTGACCGACCGGAAGCGAAGGCATAAAGCCTGACGGCCGCCTGACCCTGGGCCGGCGCACCTTCGCTGGGCGCCCTTCACCCGTTCCACCAGCGGCGAGGGCGCCGCGACGTTGACGACCCGGGAGGCCGCCATGAACACCGACGACCGCCTACCGCTGAACCGGCGGCAGCGACTGTGGGGCCGCATCTGGGCCATCTGGCTCCTGCTGGCCGCCGTCTCGTTCGCCGTCCTGGAGATCATTGGCCTGGTCAACCGGCGACCCGGCGACACGCTCAGCGAGAACACCCGCCGCTGGCTCGGCACCGACCGGACCTGGCGCACTTGGGGAGCGCTCGGCTTCGTCGCCGCACTCGTCGGCTTCGTCGTCTGGTTCGTCCCGCACATCGTCTTCAGCGTGTGGTGATGAGTGAGGGAGTGAGAGCCATTCACGTAGCGCAGCGTGTTGTGCGCGTGGCGTAACCTCGATACTCGTGCTCGTCATGGCTGTCGATCAGGTGCCCGTGCAGCAGAACACTGTCTGGGAGAACATCGGGCTCATCTTGCTCCTGCTGGCATGTGCCTGCGGCTATGTGTGTTACCGGCTGGGCTTCAAGGTCAAGGCGAAGTGCTTGGTGATCGGCAAGACCACCAAGCGACCGTGCCCTAACGACTCCAAGGTCATCCTGGGCTGCGACAAGCACCACAAGTGGAAGAAGCCGTGGGCCTGGCTACGCCACCTCGGCGCGGCACCCCTGCTCGACCCATGGTTCTACCGACTTCATGTCGTGCCGCCATCATTCGCGCCGATGCCCATGCCGGTGGTGCCAGCACCGTCGGCGTCTGGTGCATCGTCCCCCGCGCAGCCAGAATCACTGGCCCCGGGTACGAGGATGACGCGAGAGGTGCGGATCGCCCTGTGGGCGCTGGTCTTCGCGATCATCCAGGCGAGCACCGGGATCATCGCTCTCGTGATCGGCAAGTAAGCCCGCCGGACCTCGTGACCATTCGCTAGGCGGGCGGCTTCTCCGATGGGGCCGCCCGCTGCGCGTCGGTGGCGCTGCTGCTCACCGCGCCCCACCTGCGTTCGCTGTGGCCGGCGCCGTGAGGGAGTGTCCTCGCCGACGTGCAGAGCATTACCGATCTACCACCGCTATTCAACGGGACTGATTCAACCCTGTGGATAACTCGGCCGGCCTGTGGATAACGCGCTGTCCAGGGTTGAGATGTGCTAGCTACGCGGGATTTTGCGGAGGTGCCCGGTGTCAGCTAGCGACCTCGCGATGTCGACAAGCTTGGTGTTGGTTTGCTGGCTGACCTGGGCCAGCAGGGTGAACGCCTGATCGGCTGTCACCTTGTATCGCTCCATCAAGATGCCCTTTGCCTGTCCGATGACATCACGCGCACGAATGGCCTTATTCATGTGCTCCTGTTGTTGAGCACCCACCATCGCCACGGCGGCGTGAGACGCGAACAGCAATCCGATGTGCCCCGATTCGTCGCTGAATGCGTCTTTCTCGGCGGAGTAGAGGTTTAGTGCGCCAAGGCTGTCTCCCTGGACATAAAGCTGGAAGGACAACATGCTCAACACGCCAAGATCGGCGGCGCGACGCGTGAAATCAGGCCACCGCTCCTCGCTTGCCATGTCCGGCAGCCTCACCGTCGGCTGTTCGTATACGGCGCTCAGGCAGGGACCCTCGCCAGCGTCGTACTGTGCTTGGTCGATCTTGAAGACCACGTCGGCAGTTCCGGCCCGCGTATGAACTTCACGGCGGCGCTCCACCACTGAAATGGCGGCGTACTGGGCGCCCGGGATCGTGCCGACCGCAGCCTTTGTAATGGCCTGAAGTGTGCTCTCAACGTCGTCCTCATCTTGCAAGGCGCGGGCCAAGTCGCTCAGCTTCTGCGCGACATCGCCTTCTCCTCCGCCGCGGGCCGTGTCGTCCGACGACGCTGCGCCGTGACCGGCGTTCGCACCGTTGCTGCTTGCCATGCCGTTGCTCCGCCTTCGTTCGAGACGGCCCCGAACGGGATTGGTGTACCGCCCGGGGCCTGGCCAGGGCGCTGTCGCGAACCGCGCCCAAGTTACCCAGCCTATGCCCACCGCTGTGGCTTCGATGCCACCGCTAGCTGCGCGATTGCGGACCGGCCGACAAGTCCCGCGCACCTGCCCGATCATGCCGCTCAAGCGCGGACGACACAGACGCCGGATGTGTCCGCGCTGTCAACCTGATTGCCCAGCGGAGGTGATGACGATGGCGCGTGGCCCCGTCCCGAACCGCTCCGAAGACCTCGCCCGCCCCCGCGAGCGCAAGGGCCGCGACATCGTCCCTGTCACCAAAGGCGTCGCCCGCCCCACCGCCGTGCCGGACGCAGATCCGGACTGGCACCCGATCGCCCGGCAGCTCTGGGACGCCCTCGACGCCTCCGGACAGGCCGACTTCTACCAGCAGTCCGACTGGGCCCTCGCCTACTCGCTCTGCGACGACCTGTCGTACTACAAGAACTCGACCAAGCGCTCCGGGCAGATGCTCCAAACCATCTACTCCGCGATGGAACGTCTGCTCGTCGCCGAGGGCGACCGCCGCCGCGTCCGCATCGAGCTGAACGAGCCCGACGACGAGTCCACCCCCGCGTCGGTGGTCGCGATCGAGTCCTACCGCCGCGAGCTGGGGGTGGCGCCGTGACGCGGCTGTGGTGCCGCGCCTGCCGCCTCGGTCACTGCCACATGACCTGCACCGATCACGCCCTCATCGCCTGGGTCCGGTCGCTGCGCCCCCGCCCGGACGACCGGCCCGCGCCGTGGCGGCGAGGACCGCCGACCGCCGGGAGGTGACCCATCGACGCTGCCGAGATCGAGGCCCTGGAGCCGACTGTCTTCGGCCCAACCTGGCGGCGCACCCCCGACGGCTCCTGGTACCTGCCCCCACTGACGCTCGGCTGGCAGATCGCCGGCTGGTGCGCCGAGTACCTGCTCGCCGACGACGGCGGCCCGTGGCGCTTCACCCGCGAACAGCTTCGCTTCCTGCTCTGGTGGTACGCGGTCGACGACACCGGCCGTTTCATCTACCGCAAGGGCGTGCTCCAGCGCCTCAAGGGCTGGGGCAAGGACCCGCTGATCGCGGTGATGTGCCTCGTCGAGCTGGTTGGCCCGTCACGCTTCTCGCACTTCGACGAGCGCGGCGAGCCGGTCGGGGTGCCGCACCCGCAGGCGTGGGTGCAGGTCGCCGCCGTGAGCAAGGACCAGACCCGCAACACCATGACCCTGTTCCCCGGGCTCATGTCGAAGCACTTCATCACGACCTACGGGATCAAAGAAGGCGCGGAGCTGATCCGCGCCAACCGCGGCCGGCAACGCCTCGAAGCCGTCACCAGCTCCTACCGCGCCCTGGAAGGCGGCCGGTCCACGTTCGTCGCCCTGAACGAGACGCACCACTGGGTGCGCGGCAACAACGGCGACAAGATGTACGAGACGGTCGACGGCAACGCCACCAAGAAGGACTCCCGCTACCTCGCCATCACCAACGCATTCTTGCCCGGCGAGGACTCCGTCGCCGAACGGATGCGCGACGCCTACGACAAGATCGTCGAAGGCCGCGCCGTCGACATCGGCTTCCTGTACGACAGCATCGAGGCGCACCCGAAGACCCCGCTGACGCCCGAGGCGCTGCGCATCGTCCTGCCGAAGATCCGTGGCGACGCCGTGTGGCTGCGGGTCGAGACGATCCTTCAGTCCGTGCTGGACACCACCATCGGGGCGGCGCGCTCGCGGCGGATGTGGCTCAACCAGATCGTCGCCGACGAGGACGCTCTGTTCGGCCCGGAACAGTGGCTACCGCTGCTCGTCGAGGGCGCCACGCTCAAGCCCGGCGACGAGATCATGCTCGGGTTCGATGGCGGAAAGACCGACGATGCCACCGGACTCGTTGCTCTACGCACGGACGGCGTCGCCTTCGTGCTCGGGCTGTGGGAGCGCCCCGACGGGCCGCGTGGCGACGGCTGGGAAGTGCCTCGCGAGCAGGTCGACACCGCGGTCCATGACGCCTTCCGCGCGTTCACCGTGCTGGGCTTCTACGCCGATGTGGCGCTGTGGGAGAGCCGCATCGCGGACTGGGCGGAGACCTATGGGGAGGGGCTGGTCGTCAAGTCCGACGGGCGCAACCCGATCGCCTGGGACATGCGCCAGAGCTTGCAGCGCGTCACCCGCGCGAACGAACGGCTGATGCGCTCCATCATCGACGGCAAGATCGGCCACGACGGCGACCTCGCCCTACGCCGGCACGTCCTCAATGCCCGGCGCCGCACCAACAACTACGGCGTCAGCTTCGGCAAGGAGTCCGCCGAAAGCCCGCGAAAAGTGGATCTCTACGCCGCCCTGCTGCTCAGTCATGAAGCCTTGTACGACTATCGCACCCGCGGCAAGAAGCCTCGTAAGAGGACGGGTCGCGGCTACTTCTTGTGAGTCTGCGGCGGAGGAGTCGACGATCCGCTATGCCGCTCCAAGGCGCGTCGACTCGACAAGGGTCGTATGGACGTCGCACTCCTTCGCGAAGAACTGGTGGATGATCATCTCTGCTTGCTTGGCGGTCCACATGTTGCTAGCGACGAAGTCGAGGCGAAACTGGCCCTGACCAACTTCGTCCGCCTGGTAGTTGGGCTCAATGGACTTGATGAAGCTCAGTGCAAGGAGGAGCTTGTCCAGCTCGTCGGGCAGGTTGTCGCCACACCCGGCGATCGTTACGTCATAGACATAGCGCGCCCGTGTGACTCGTGGGTCATCTGTCACGGCGTTCCCTTCGTCGGGGCTTTCTTCGCGTCGCTGCGCGTATGTACGCAGGCTCGACCGTCAAGACAACGACCAGATGAGCAGAGGAGGTACGGTGGCATACCCGGAATCCGGTGCCGGCCGCCTGGCCCGCCAGCTCCTCGCTGTGCTTGATCGCGACATGCCGCGGCTGGAGCGCATCGACGCCTACGTGCAGGGCCGTCACGATGACCCGTACATGCCGCCGCAGGCCGATGACGAGTACCGGCTGCTGGCGAAGCGGGCGGTGTCGAACTGGATGCCGCTGCTCATCGGCACCCCAGCGCAGGCACTCTACGTCGACAGCTTCCGGCGCGGCGACCAGGCCGCCGGCGTGACGGTGGACGCGCCGTCGCCGGAGTGGCGGCACTGGCAGACCTCGCGCCTGGACGCCCGGCAGACCAGCGTCCACCGTGCCGCCTTGGCGTACGGGCATAGCTTCACGCTGACCGAGAAGGCCAGCAAGGGCGTCCGGACGATCGGCCTGTCGCCGCTGCGCACCGCCGCGCTGTACGAGGACCCGGCCAACGACGACACCCCGTACGCCGCGCTGGCCGTGACTCGGTGGCCGAGCGGGGACGAGCGTGGCCGCGCCCGGATGTGGGATGCCACCCGCGAGTACGCGGTGACGTTCTTGTCGGCCACCGACGCCGACAGCATCCGGGTGCAGCCGCTGGCCCGGCATGGCGCCTCCGAGTGCCCGGTGACACGGTTCGCGGCGGCCGTGGACCTCGAAGGGCGCACGGTCGGCGTGGTGGAGCCGATGATCCCGCTCCAGAACCGCATCAACCAGTCCGTGTTCGACCTGCTCGTAGCGCAGACCTACGGGTCGTTCAAGGTGCGGTGGGCGACCGGCATGGCCCCGCCCCTCCAGCTCGAAGCGGTCCGCGCAGACGAAAACGACCCGAACAGCGAGATCGTCGACTGGCAGCCGAAGCTCGGCGAGGACGGGCGGCCGATCCCGGCCGCGGTGAACCTGAACGCGAAGCGGTTCCTGTTCGCCGAGGACGCCGACGTCAAGTTCGGCACCCTCGACGAAACGCCGCTCGCGGGGTTCATCGCCAGCATTGACATGTCGATCCGGCACCTGTCCGCGGTGTCGCAGACCCCGCCGCACCACCTGCTCGGCCAGATCGCCAACCTGTCCGCGGAAGCGCTCCTGGCTGCCGAGACCGCGTTGTCTCGCAAGATCGAGGAGTTCCGCAAGATGTTCGGCGAGGCGTGGGAGCGGGTGTTCCGCCTCGCGGCCGAGTTGGACGGCAACGCCACCTCTGCGGGCGATGCTGCGGGTGAGGTGATCTGGCGGGACATGGAGATGAAGTCCCTTGCCGCGAGCGCTGACGGGCTGGGCAAGCTCGCCGAGAGCCTGAACATCCCGAAGCGGGGCCTCTGGTCGCGCGTGCCCGGGGTGACCCGCACGGAGATGGACGAGTGGGAGCGGCTGCGCGAGGAAGACGATGCCGAACTGGCGCTCGCGACCTCGATCCGCCGCGCTACCCCGGATCTCGGCGGTACCGGGCTGCTGGCTGAGGCGGCGTGACGGCCGCCCGGGAGGCGGAAGCTGAGCAGGTCTCTACGACGTACCACGCGGCGCTGACCCGGCTGGGTGTCGCGACCGTCGAGGAAGCCCTGTCGGTATGGCATCGCCTCCCGCCGCAACATACGCCGGGCATGGCGGCGGCGTGGCTGCGTCTGGCGGTCCGGATGGTGATGACCCGCCGCGGCCGGGCGCGGGAGCTGGCGATGGCGTACTACCGCCTCGCCCGCGCGCTGCGCACCGGCCGCACCATCGCCGACCCCCGCCGCCCCGAACCGCAGTACGTCACCCTCGGGCAGTTGCGCCGCGAGTTCACCGCCCTCGCCAGCCCCGCCGAAACCCCCGCCTCGTCGGGCGAGCCCGTACCCGCGCCACCGCGCGGCGGCCCGTCCGACCAGCAGGACCCGGTCGCAGACGACAGCGCCGAGCCCGACGAGCCGAGCGCCGAAGACGACGAGGCCGACCGCATCTTGGTCGAGCAGATCGCCGAGCTGGACCGCGAACAGCAGCGCCAGGAGCGCGAAGCCGAACGCGAAGCACAGCTCGTCCTCGACCAGCTCGGCCCGCGCCTCGTCGACCGCAAGACCCGCGACCTCGACCCGGACGCCCCGGCCCGCGACGTGGACGCCGCCCGTAAGCAGGCGCACGCGCAGGCCGGTGCCCGGCAGGCCGCCGCCGCGCAACGCCTCGTCATGAACGGCGGCCGGTCCACCGTGTGGACGAACACGCAGCACGACCGCCGGGCGCTCGGCTACATCCGCGTCTCGCCGACCGGCACGCCGTGCGGCTGGTGCGCCATGTTGCTCTCGCGCGGCGCCGTCTACAAGAGCAGCGCGACAGCTGAGTACAGCGACGGCGACAAGTACCACGACCACTGCCGATGCACCGCCGAGCCGGTCTACACCGCCACGCAGACCGCATCGTCCAAGTACGCGCTGAACCGCGAGTACGGCGAGCTGTGGCCGCAGGTCACCAAGGGCTTGTCCGGCAAGGCCGCCGTCGCCGCGTGGCGGCGTTTCATCCGTGAACAGCAGGCCACCGCCCAGGAGGCGAAGGCTACGAGCGCCCGGGAGGCGACACCATGACCACGCCCGACCCCACCGCCCCGGTCGAGCAGCCGCCCACCACCCCGAGCGACCCGCCGGTCCCCGACGCGGACCCCTCCGCGGACCCTGCAACGGACGACGCGGCCGGGCTGGATGAGCTGCCCGAGTGGGCGCGCAGGCGCCTCACCAAGGCCAACGCCGAGGCCGCGAACTACCGCACGAGGTTGCGCGAGGCGGAGCAGAAGCTGACCGGCGCGAAGACCGTCGAGGAGTTCGAGGCCGCGGTCGCCGACGTCAAGGCCGCCAACGAACGCCTTGAAGCGGAGCTGCTGCGCGAGCGCGTCGCCCGCAAGTTCGACCTGCCCGACGACCTCGCCGGCCGCCTGCGCGGCGCCACTGCCGAGGAGCTGGAAGCCGACGCGAAGGCGCTCCAGAAGTACGCGGCACCTGCACAGCCTGCGTCGCTGTCTGGCGGGCTCGACCCCAGCGACGGCGACGACGTGTTCGACCCGGTGGCCGAAGCGCGCAAGGCACGCGCCGCCCGCCGCTAACCCTGACCCAATCCCCGGCCCGGACCCGTTGTGGTGCGGGCCTTCTTCATGCCCGGAGGGCGCTGCAACGTGGTTCATCAGGTCATCAAGCCCGAGAAGATCGCCGCCACCGCGGCCGTCCTCCTGGAGGAACAGCTCGTCGTCCCGGCCGTGTTCCGCCGCGAGGGCATCGACCAGTACAAGGGCGCGCAGGACGACACCATCAACGTCGTCGTCGAAGGCGTCCTGCCGTACCGCACCTACGGGTGGCGCAACGACCGCTCGACGGAGATCCAGTTCGACGAGTACAAGGAGCGCAAGGTCGCCGTGAAGTTCGGCGGCGACATCTACAACGCCGTCCGCCTCACCGACGAGCAGAACGAGTTCGACCTGCCCGGCTGGGCCAAGCTCGCCCGCAAGCAGACCGAGGCCATCGGCACCGGCCTGGAGTACCAGGCCACCGAGTACGCCATCAAGGCCCCCTACAGCGTCACTCTCGGCGTGAAGCCCGAGGAGCTGCGCAAGGGTCTAATCCGTGCCCGCGCCACCCTCAACCGGCTGCGCACCCCGGCCGGCACCCGGACCATGCTGGTCGGTACCGACTGGGAATCGGCGCTGCTGGAGGACGAGAAGCTGAACCTCGCCCAGCACGTCGGCGAAGGCGAAGCCGTCTCCGCCCTGCGCGAAGCCACCCTCGGTCGCCGGTACGGGTTCAACTTCGTCGTCGCGCAGGAGCTGCCCCCGGCGACCGCCATCGCGATGGTCGACAGCGCGTTCATCTTCGCGACCGGCGCACCGTCCGTGCCGCAGTCCGTGCCGTTCGGCGCGACCGCCTCGCACCACGGCGTCGCGCTGCGCTGGATTCGCGACTACGACTCCCTGCGGTTCCAGGACCGCAGCATCTTCAACACCTACAAGGGCTTCCGACACGTCACCGACATCCTCGTCGGCCGCGACAACGCCAACCCGTCGCAGGGCTACGTCGGCCAGTACCAGCACATGGTCCGCGCCATCAAGCTCACCCTCGGCGGCACCGACTCCCTGCCCAACGGCAAGACCGGCCGCCCGGCTGAGGGCTTCTCCAAGGAGCAGGACGCCGAGTTGGCCGCGATCACCGGCATCGGCGCCAAGGCGTGACCGTCTCGTCCGGGCACGGCTTCATCGCCGTGTCCGGGCGGCGGCCTTCCATGCACGCGAATGTGGGGTGAGACCGTGGATGCTTTTGCCACCCTCGACGAGCTGAAGCAGCGCCTCGACTGGGACCTCGATCCCAGCGAGGAACGCATCGCGACCGCCGCCCTCGCGGACGCCTCCGACGAGGCACGTCTGCACGGCCGCGACTGGCCCACGGCCCGCGTACCGCGCCTGGTGCGGACGGTCGTGCTCAAGGCCGTGGTCCGGTACCTGCGCAACCCCGACGGCTACACCACCTCCCGGGCGGGCGACGAGACGCTGACGTGGACCGACCGCGGCGAGGCCGCCGGGGCGGTGACGTTCACCCGCGACGAGATCGCCCTGCTGCGCCGCCTCGCCGGTAAGGACGCCGGTCTGACCACCGCCCCGGTCGTCGCCTGGTCGACGCGGCCCGCGCTGCGGGTGCCCGGCTACGTGCCCGTCGCCGGCTCGTCAGAGCCGTTCCCGATGTTCGCCGGCCCGGACGATCCCTGGTGAGCGTGCAGCGCCGCCGGGGGCAGCTCGCCCAGATCTGGAAGACCCGCGAGGTGATCGACGCTCGCGGCAACACGGTCGTCGTCGCCGACGGCGACGGCCCGCACGAGGTCCGCGCGGTGTTCATCCCGCAGCGCTCCGCGCGAGCGGAGGTGCCCGGTCAGCAGCAGATCAACGTCACCCGCATGTTGGTCGCCGCGGACCTGACCGACGTGAACGTGTGGTCCCGGGTCGAGTGGGCGGGCCGGTTGTGGGACGTCGTCGCCCCGCCCGCGTATCACCACGGCACCCGCCGGACCCGGCACTGGTCGATCGACATTCGGGAGCGCCCCTGATGGCTGAGGTCTACAAGAGCGTCGGCGGTCGCAAGCTGTCCAAGGCCCTCGCCGTCAACGAGGGCGTGCAGGCCGAGCTAGAGGCACGCACCTTCGAGATGGCGGCACGCGCCGAGGCCGAGCTTCAGCAGCACCGCGCCTCGGGCGACGCCATGATCGACGTTGAGCACGGCCGGGTGGACTGGTACGTGGTGCTCTCCGACGAGCGCGGCCAGAAAGCCGCCCTGAGCATCGAGTTCGGCCGCGCCGAGAGCGTCGACCGTAAGACCGGCCGCCGGATCGCCGCGATGGACGGCCTTTACGTGCTGCACCGCGCCACGCACCTGCCGGTCAAGCGGCGCGGCGGAGTGCGGTTCTGATGGCCGGGCTGCCCGCGCACATCCGCGCGATGGCCGAGCTGAGCCCCGTCGAAGACGTCCTGCTCGTGCTGCTGCGTCAGGCGCTGCCCGACGTCGAGGTCAAGACTCTGATCGCCGCGCAGCAGCGGTTCCCGCTCGTGCTGGTCCGCCGCGCCCCGCACCTCGGGCAGTGGGCCGGCGACACCCGCTTCGTCGACTCCGCCGACATCGTCGTCCACACTTTCGCCGCGGACCCCGACGGCGACCAGGACGCCGCGATCCTCGCCGAAGCCGTCCGCGTCGCTCTGCGCGACGCCTGGCTGCACCATCGCACCGCCGCCGGGCTCGGGCATGTGCTGCGCGTCGACATGACGTCCGCGCCGCGCCGGGCCACGGACTGGGCCACCGCCACCGGCCCCGTGCAGTACGCGGACCTGCCGACCGGGGTGTGGCGCTATGAGACCGCCTACCGGGTCACCATCCGCCGCCCGGCCACTCCACCGTTTCCCTGACCCGTGAGGTACCGCCCCTGTGCTCAACGATGCCGCCACCCTCGTCATCAACTCCGGCAACTACCTGACCGCACCCACCGGCACACCCGTTCCCGCTGACCTGCTCGCCCCACCGTCGCCGTGGGACACCGTCGGACACACCAGCCTGGAAGACCTGTTCGGGATCTCGTCCGAGGGCGGCGAAGCCACCGCCATCGGCACGCTCCAGAACAAGACGCTGCGCACGATCTACAGCGCCAGGACCGAGACGCTGACGTTCACCCTCCAGCAGTTCGACGCCCGCGGCCTGCGCCTGTACTACGGCGCGAACGCCCCCACCCTGCCGAACGGGATGATCGGTGTGCCGGCCGAGCCGAAGCCCACCGAGTGCGCGTTCCTCGTCGTGTTCGTCGACGGCAACAACCACTTCGCGTTCTACGCCCCGAAGGCCGAGATTTACCGCGCCGACGACCTCGCCGCCGAGGACACCGAGTCCCTGGCCGGGATGCCGCTGGGTGTGAAGCCGATGATCTACGGCTCCAACCGCTGGACCTACGCCGTCACCCCGCTCGGCGGAGGCATGTCCGCGACCAGCGCCACCGCCGGCACGCCCGGCCTGTGGACTCCGGTGGGTGCTGCCGCACCGACCAGCCTCGCCGCGCTGCGGGCCAGCGACGTCATCGCCTCCCCGAACGCCGCCTGGACCGCAGACCAGTACGTCGTCCTCGGCGACACGACCCGCGTCGCGTGGGACGGCGACTCCTGGGAGCCCCGTGCCGCGAGCTGACCCGCCCGCCGCAGCATCCCGGCCGCGCACGTAGACCCTTGAGTCGCGTGCGCGGCCGGAACTCGATGCCGCTTGCGGGTCAGCCCAGCAGGTCGGTGATCCAGTTCCCGATAGCCACCAGGGCTCCGACGATCCCGGCCGCCTGCGCGGCGATCATCAGCTT